CGTAGATCAAATTGTAGCTTGTCTGCATCCTGAAGTTCGAGAAACTTTCAAGAAATTTTTGACAAGATTAGAAACTGAAACAACAGGTTGGACATTTTATATAACAGCTACATATAGATTATTCACAAGATCATCTCAATTTTATAGAAAAAATAAAGGTAGGGGAGCTGAAAAATATACTAAATGTGAACCAAACAGTCCTGCATATCCAGGCAGCTCTCCCCATAATTATGGAATAGGTCTTGATGTTTCAGCTAAAAGAGCTGATACTAATAAAACGTATAATTTTTATACTAATGCAGATGAATGGTATAATGAATGTCCATATGTGTATATAGGATTAGATGAGAGTTTTGATTGGGGTGGTGATATCAGGGGTTACCCGGACCCAGTACACTTTACTGCTTTATATGGAGATAATGGAAAAGCTATTGATCATTCAGCTACAAGACGAAATATATATAGTGTATTAGGTAAAACAAGAGATACATTTCGAAATGAAACTTTCCCATCTGTTATCTCAAAACCATCAGTAGAGGCTGATTTATTTTTCCTATATAAAGCAAGAGCTGCAACAGTACTAGCAAGGGGTGGTGGTATAACTACATATACTAGTTCATTATATACTGAAACATATGATCCTAGTTATACATTAGGTGGTGGAACTAAGTATATTGAAAACTTTCAAGATAATGGAACTACTTACGTATTACCAACAGCAAGAAAAGGGATGTATGATACTATTCCTTTACAATATAAATAAAAAATGTATTATCCAAAAAATAGAATAAAAACAGGCCTACAAAGTAATGGGGATTTAGTTGTTAAATCAACAAATGAAGTTTATATAGGTGAATATTTTGAAACTTATGATAATAAATTTTATGCTGGTAGCAACCCTAATTTTTCAAATTTATTAGAATTAGTAAGTCGAAGTGAGGACATAGTCGAAAACGGATATACAATCCCAGATTGGGATGAAGAAATTAAAGACCCCAGATATAATAATCCTAATTATAAACCAAGAAATCAGTCTCCTCAATATATCCAACCAATTGCAAAATCACCAAAACCCTATACTAAAGTAATTACATATGAGGAATCAAAATCAGGAACTTGTATTAGATATTATACAAAAAAATCAAATGAGTATCTTTACTTTCCTATATCACCCGAGGATTTTATAAAAATCAAAAATCAAGACTCATCAATTAATTTCCCATCATATACTTGTTTATCAATGGTTTGGAATATTGTAGGTGGTAATGAAGACAATGCTGCTATAATAGAAGAAAAGTATCAATGGTATGGTTTTACTGATTATATAAAAACTAGTGGTAATAGTTTGTTTATTGTATAAAATATTATTATATTTAGCCAAATGTTTTGGCTGATAGAAAATAATGAACAATTAAAAAAGTTTTACAATAAAGGTTATAAAGAAGTTTACATTGAAGTAATTCCTTATTCTTATGAGACTCATCCTGTTAAAACTTTAACAAGTTTAATTTATTTAAGACCTTTAGAATCAAATAAAGGTTTTATTTTATCTATAAATCATAGTGAAACTATGCATTTAAACAACGATAATATTAAGGAATTAATTGGTAGTTATGATAAGTTGCACGTTTGGGGGAAAAAGGAATTCTTACATTTTTATTTGCATAAAAACATTGATGATATATCACTATTATCACCTGAATATGAAATGGAGACTACAAAAGCTCACCAATTTTTAAACCAAAGAAACCCAAATAAAACAGATATAAATAGACTTATACCTGTAGTAAAACATTATGAAACCTGTGAAAAGAATTATAATAATTTAAAACAATATATAAATGAACCAATCAACAGATTTTACAATAACCAAGTACCCTTGGTTTTCAACTCCATCGAAAGGAGTGGTATACAAGTATCACCAGAAATATTTAAAGAACACTTCAACCAAGATTGGGGAAGTACAATATACACACAATATAATTACAGAACAACAACAACAAGACCCTCAAACAGATTTGGTGGGATTAACTTTGCAGCATTAAATAAAGAAAATGGATGTAGAAAATCTTTCATACCAAGGAATGATAAATTTATTGAAATTGATATTTCTGCTTATCATCCTACCCTTGCAAGTCATCTTATTAATTATAAGTTCGATACTGATGATATTCATAAATCCTTTGCACAAATGTATGGGGTGGATTACAAAAAATCTAAAGAACTTACGTTCAAGCAGCTTTATGGCGGCGTATTTGAGCAGTATAGGGATCTTGAGTTTTTTCAAAAGATCCAAAAATATATAGATAATTTATGGAATGATTTTCAAACTAAGGGTTTTATAGAATGTCCTATATCTAATTACAAATTTGAGAAATCAAAATTAGAAAATATGCGCCCCCAAAAACTATTTAATTATCTCCTTCAAAATTTGGAAACAGCAAAAAATGTTACTATATTATGGGATATAATTAAAATTTTAAAAAATCAAAAAACAAATTTAGTATTATACACATATGACGCTTTCTTATTAGATTTTGAAGATACTGAAGAACATACACTAGAACGCATATTAAATATATTTGAAAAACACAAACTAAAAACAAAAATTACACATGGAATCAGTTATGACTTTTGAACAAACTCTTGATATTTATACCATAGAATATGACAACGATAACTTTATAAATTTAGGAGATTTGAACAATAAATTATTTTGCACTTTTGTAAAATCCGAGGAGATTGAGTCTAAAGTCAAAGAACTTTCAACAACATACAATATAATGTATAATAAGATGTTTGTTCTTTATATCAAAAGCAACGATGAGTATGTAATTACTTATAATGTTGATCAAGGTAATGTGAGTGAAATTCCACCTAATACTATTTTAGTACATAGGAAGAAAGAAACAAATACCCTATATACTATAAATGCATTAAATGAACTAATCAAAAAACTTAATGGTGGTGTAGTTGACACTAAATTCCCAATTAATTGGCAACATTATAGAAACTGTGTTTTACTTACTCAACATGGAGATTTAAAACAGTTGAATACAAAGATTCATGATATAATCGATCTCTCATAGATCATAGTTTGGCCCTCAGTCAAACTCTTATTATATTTAGGTATTATTATTATTAAAAAAAGTTATAAGTATGGATTTAAACGCGATTAAGAATCGTTTGTCATCTTTAAATCAGGATGCCAAACCAAGAACAGGCGAGAAAAAAGATTATACGTTAGTCTATTGGAAGCCAAGACAAGAGGGAAAATTTCAAATTAGATTTGTCCCATCATTAATAAATAAAAACAACCCATTTCAAGAGGTTTATATGCATTATGGAGTTGGAAAATATCCAATTGTTGCATTATCTAATTGGGGTGAACAAGATCCTATAGTGGATTTTACTAAAAAATTAAGAACAACAAGTGACTCTGAAAATTGGAGACTAGCTAAAAAATTAGATCCAAAATTGAGAGTATTTGCACCTGTGATTGTTAGGGGTGAAGAAGATAAGGGAGTTAGATTATTTGAATTTAGTAAAACCATTTACATGGAATTATTATCAATTGCTGATGATGAAGATTATGGTGATTTTACAGATGTAGCAGAAGGATTTGATTTTGTTGTTAACGCCTCTAAGGTAGTCGATAGACCAGGATTTGCTCTTAGTTTAAGACCAAAACCAAAACAAACACCATTAAGTGAAGATGCTAATCAAGTAAATACATGGTTAGAAAATCAACCAAAATTACTTGAAGAAAGATACAAATACACTTATGAAAAATTAAAAGATGAGCTACAAAATTTCATATCAGGAAATGAAGGTAGTGAGGACTCAATAGTATCTGAACCAGCATCTGAATTTGATAGTGATACTAAAAATGAAACTAAAACAGAACCTAAAAAAGCATTTAGTTTAGCATCACAAGGTTCACCTAAGAAAGCAAAATCAGATGAATTTGATGATTTATTTGAGAATGATTTACCATTTTAATTAAAAATATATGCCTAGAGTTAAAAAATCGTTACATGAAGCAGTCTCTGCTGAAATAAAATCCAAGTTTGATTTAAGTTCCTTCAAAGAAAAGAAGGGACTTAAACAAAATGTTAAATTTAAAGATCAATCATGGATTCCATTATCACAAGCATTTCAAGATGTTACATCAATTCCAGGTATTCCTATGGGTCATATAGTTTTACTTAGAGGCCACTCAGATACAGGTAAAACAACAGCATTATTAGAAGCAGCAGTATCTGCTCAAAAAAGAGGAATACTACCTGTTTTTATTATTACTGAGATGAAATGGAATTGGGAACATGCTCAACAAATGGGATTAGAGGTTAAAGAAGTAGTAGATGAAGAAACTGGAGAAATATTAAATTATGAAGGTGAATTTGTTTACGTTGATAGAGAATCAATTAATTCTATAGAAGATGTAGCTGGGTTTATTTTAGATTTAATAGATGAACAGAAAAAAGGTAATTTACCATATGATTTATTATTCTTATGGGATTCAATAGGATCAGTACCTTGTGAAATGTCTATCAAATCAAATAAAAACAACAACGAATGGAATGCAGGGGCAATGTCAACTCAATTTGGAAATAATGTTAATCAGAGAATTACATTATCAAGAAAAGAGTCGTCTCCATTTACTAACACCTTAGTTTGTATTAATAAAGTATGGACAGCAAAAGCTGAATCACCAATGGGTAAACCTAAATTAATGAATAAAGGAGGGTTTGCAATGTGGTTTGATTCAACATTTGTAGTTACATTTGGTAATATTTCAAATGCAGGAACATCTAAGATTAAAGCAATTAAAGATGGTAAACAAGTAGAATTTGCAAAACGAGTTAACCTTCAAATTGATAAAAATCATATTAATGGAGTTACTACCAGAGGTAGAATAGTTATGACACCTCACGGATTTATCAATGATAATGATAAAGAATTAAAGAACTATAAAGATGAAAATGGAAAAGCTTGGAAAGATATTTTAGGTGGTACTGATTTTCAAATTGTAGAAGAGGAGCAAGATTATAATGATATTACCACTTATATAGAAGAACCACAATAAACTATGAAAAAGAAAGAATTACTTAAACTCCTAGGTGATACTCAGGAGAATGATAACAGTCTGTCTGAAGGTAATAGAATATTACTAATAGATGGATTAAATTTATTTTTTAGAAACTTTGCCATGCTTAATATGGTTAATCCAGATGGAGTCCATATAGGAGGTTTAGGTGGATTCTTTAGATCATTAGGAGCTATGATTCGCCAAACACAACCAGATCAAGTTTATGTAGTTTTTGATGGAGCAGGATCAACAGCAAATAGAAAAAATTTACTCCCTGAATATAAATCAGGGAGAAATTTACAACGAATTACCAATTGGGAAGTATTTGAAAATTTAGATGATGAAGATGATTCTAAAGTAGATCAAATAGTAAGAGTAATACATTATCTAAAGACTCTACCAGTTAAAACATTATCATTAGACAAAGCAGAAGCAGATGATATCATCGCGTATTTAAGTGATAAATTACCAAATCACCAAGACGATAAAGTATTTATAATATCTAGTGACAAAGACTTTCTCCAATTGGTTTCCAAAAATGTTATAGTTTACAGACCAATTGAGAAAAAATATTATACTGAAGATGTTATAAAAGAAAAATATAATATGCCTGCTCAAAATTTTATTCTTTATAAAACACTTTTAGGGGATAATTCAGATAAAATTAAAGGAGTTAAGGGATTAGGTGAAAAAGGTTTATTTAAAAAATTCCCTGAACTATCAGAAGGAGTTCTTACATTTGATGATATCTTTAATATATGTGAAAAGAAATTTAAAGATCATGTAGTATATGCTAGAGTAATTCAAGGGGTAGAAGAATTAGAAAAAAATTATAAAGTAATGGATTTAAGTAATCCAATGTTAGGAGAAAATGATAAAGAATATTTAGATAAGATTGTAGAGTCAAAAGATTTAAATTATATTCCTAAACAGTTCGCAGCATTATATAATGAGGACAAGTTAGGTGGAATGATTAGAAATTTAGATTTTTGGTTAGATGATGTTTTCGGAAAATTAGTTACAAATAAATAAGTTATATGACATTAAAGAGTATTCAAGAATATGGAAAAGAATTTCAAATTAAGGTTTTATCTTCTTTATTAACACATAAAGAATTTTTAACTAACATATATGATATTCTAAATGAAGAAGATTTTAATAATCAAGCACATAGGTGGATCATTAAAGAAATAATCAAATACTATGATAAGTACCATACAGTTCCTTCTTTAGATATTTTAAAAGTTGAAATAAAAAAAATTGAAAATGAAGTATTACAAATATCAGTTCAAGAACAATTAAGAGAAGCTTATATAGCAAGTGATGATGATTTAGAATATGTGCAAGAGGAATTCTCAGCATTTTGTAAAAACCAACAACTTAAAAAGGCATTATTATCATCTGTAGATTTATTAAAGGCAGGTGATTATGATTCTATAAAATTATTAGTAGAAAATGCTTTAAGAGCAGGAAATGATAAAAATATAGGTCATGAATATAATTTAGATATTGAAACCAGATATAGAGAAGATACAAGAAACCCAATTCCAACACCTTGGGATAGAATAAATGAATTATTACAAGGAGGTTTAGGATGTGGAGATTTTGGTTTAATATTTGGAAATCCAGGTGGGGGGAAAAGTTGGTCTTTGGTAGCACTAGGAGGATTTGCTGTTAGAGCTGGTTATAATGTTTTACATTACACTTTAGAATTAGGTGAAGATTATGTAGGTAGAAGATATGATGCATTTTTTACACAAATACCAGTAAATAATATAGTACAACATAAAGATAAAGTAGAGGAAATAGTACCTAAAATACCAGGTAAATTAGTTATTAAAGAATTTCCAATGGGTAAAACAACTATCCATACAGTAGAGTCACACATTAGAAAATGTCAAGATTTAGATATCAAACCAGATCTAATAATAATAGATTACGTTGATCTTTTAGGAACAAGAAAGAAAACAACTGATCGTAAGGGTGAGATAGATGATATTTATACAAGCACTAAAGG